AAGACGACTGTCTCTTTCTGTTTCCAACACACGCACAGCCTCGTTTGTTGCATCCCCAAAAGTACCTTCTTTGTTTTTTAGTCTTTCCTTGATAAGTTTTTCATACTCCTTTGTCTTTTTTTCGTACTTAGTAGTTAAATCTCTAGCAAGTTGTCCCTTTTTTTCTACATCCTCTTGCTGATTGATCTCGTTAGCCCTTGCCCCCTGTGTACCTTGTTTTTCTATCAAACCCATAATCTGTTGCTGTACGATCTGTTGATTTGTAAGTGGCGCTGGTTGTACTTGTGTCTGTGCAGAAGACTGAAAGTCTATGAGATTTGACTGCAAAGCACTCATCCCGACATTGTTTTGTTGTTGAATTGGCGGAATTGCCTTTATATTCCCTATCTGACCAGCGTTAATGGAAGTATTTACTTTTGGAAGTTGTATAGCAGTTTTAGTGGTGGGGTCATACATCAAACCTTTTTGTTTGAATATCATATCAAGCTGTTTTTGCGCTTGATTCGCTTGTTGAGTTAGTTGTTCTATTGGTGTCATAATATTATGTTAATGGTTTGTGTGGACTACTTACTATAAGAAAATCCTCAATGGTCGTGTTGAACCCACGAAGTTCAACTTTGAATTGTATCCACCTGCTCGATGTCCCGATAGGTACTTCAAATATACCCCTACTTTGACTTGAACTTGTTACTGCCCCCGCCACTTTCCAGTTATCTATAATAAATGAACTCTTAGTAAGGACTGTTGCACCGATGACGTTATCTTCAGTAGTAATTACGTATGTTCCATTGGAATATCGCATATCCAATATTTTTACTAACTGTCCCGATCCAACACCAGCAACAAGTTCAAGTTCTAATTCCTCACCATTCCCGAAAGCTGAAAATGCCTCCGATAAATCGCTACTTATTGAAGCTGTTACTTCGTCTGTCCATATTATTGTGCCAGATGATACGGGGATACCTACATAATCTCTTGTTTTTACTTTCAAGATTATTTGATCATCGGTGTCAAGAACTGCGTGTTTAATAAAAAGTTTTTGTGTTATATCTTCTACTGAATCTAAATATATTTTTTGTGATACGAAATACCCACGGGATTCTAGTAATGGAACGGCCATACACATAGTATCCTGCGAAGTAAGTGCTGTGTCTCTTATTCTAGAACCAAAGATGATATCTTGATAAATGCTTGTTGATGTACCAAATAAAGCCACCGCTCCCGCTCTGTCTTGTTTTGTGATTCCATAATCTATGATGTCATACATCCAAAAAGTCTGCGTACCCGAAGCAGAAGTTATGTCTATTGCAACGCCCGCCTCTGCATCTTCTTTAGTGAGAGCTATTTTAAATGTTGTTGAAGATAATTTGATAATAAAATATTTATAACCAACATTCAACCCCCCAGATGTTCCGTCTGTGGTAATCACAGGATTCCCAGTTGCGGGGACTATCCCTGTTGTAAAGGGCATAGTTGTAAAAGTGTCTGTTGCTATATTAATATTAGAAGATTCTATAGCATGAACATAAACCTTTGAATTTGAAGGAGAGTATCGATGGTACAAACCTACCGGTGGGTCGTAACACCAAACACCAGATGGGCAACTCTGCATTATCTCCTCTCCCTTTTTCCCTGTCGCGTCAAAATCAAAACCAATATTTATATAAATTATGTCTCCTTCAACAACAAGATTGTCTCCAAAAGACAAATGATTAGTCAAATCTCCCCACCTTTTTTCGGTCAAATAAAAAGGGAACCTTGCTATCTCATCAAACCCCCCGCCATTCCAATAAAGTATTTGCCCGTCACTTGTCAAAACCACAAAAGATGATTTATAAGCAACCAAACACACACCAGAGTATGAACCTAATGAAACTCCAACTTGTGCTGTTGATTGCGACCCGTTCCAAGTAAAGAAGTAAGAATCGTTGTTTTGACCAGTAGAATCATCCCCCAGTCGGGTAATAATCCCCATCTGGTAGTTGTTATAAACCATCCCAGTCACTTCAAAATCACTAGGAAGTGTGAGGTTGGTTGTATTTACATAAGAAGTGCTGTACTGCTTTACTACATTTCCGTTAGACACACAAAACTCATTTCTATTTTTAAATACTTCCATATAATGCCTAACACCACTCGTGAGACCAGTAATTGCACCCGCCGTCCAAGTTGATCCAGTAAGATAACTTACTGAACTAGAGCTGGATACATGGTATCTTTTTTGCCACCATCTACCGTGAGAATCTGCTGTTGTATTTGGACTATCATCCTCTGCATCTAGTCTTATTGTTTTAAAATTTGGACTCAACGTAATATTAAACATGGCACTTGTTGTGACGTTTTTAAATTCCCCGTAACTCGTTCTTCCAAATGCCGCAGCAATACCAAAGCTGGTGTTTGAAGTGTCCGACACGTTTCCTGAATCGTCAAATACATTTATCGTTCTTGGTGACAACTTTAAGTACCCAGTCTTATCAAAATTTATATTTTTGGTGTAGTATAAAACCCCAGTTTTGTCTGAATCGTTTTTTTGTATCCAATTTTGGTTTTGTTGAAGTCGTAATGCCATGTTATGTATAATAAGGGAATGATAATGTTGTACCGTCCACTATCAAATCTCTAAACCCATCGGGTAGTTTAAGAACAGTATATGTACTGGAACCTGACTCATTGACCACCTGATTCTCACTGGTTGCAGACTTAGAGCTGACTAAAAGTGAAGAAAAGCTGTCTAAACCAAACCTCACACGAAATGCTCGCTCTACATTAAAAGGGATAGTCGTGAAAGCATCTAACGAATTGATTTTTTTTTCTAAACTATCAAGTTTTTTCTCTAACGTATTTATTTTTAAAAGTAATTCCTCCATTATTTTGGTGTATTAGTCCAAACTGAATTATCTTTAGGTAGGTTTGACCACACTGGATTTGTTTGTACCGAAACTGTCTCAGGTTGAATCGCCGATGTTATTCCTAAAACAGTTGGGGAGAGATTAGACTCCAAAAGTAGTGCTGGGTTAATAAATGATGAAGACACCGGTAAAACTGTTGGTGTTACCGTCGCATTTTCAAAAGAACTAATTGCAATTACCACTATTGACCAAAACGCTGCACTAGAAAGTAGTGATGTCGCATTTCCTGTTGCCGTGTCAACATTTCTAAGACCCGATGCGGCGGAAATACTTAAATTCGACTCTTGATCGTCATAGTGTTCTGTAAAGGTAGGAGGCGTTGTCGCTATGGCATAAGTAGAATTAGTGCGTGAGTTTTGTGCGCATACGAATATCATTATTAAATCGTCAGTGTAAGATGGAGTAAAACCAGATGATGTTGGTGTAGTATTTGAACCACCAGCGGCACCATTTGCGTCGTCCATCACCGTAGAAAAATCACTTCTCTGTCCGTTAATTCTTAAAATTCTCCCTGAGATTCTCGCATTACTACCCGTTGTGGTGAATGTGGTAGTACTCGCAGAAACGTCAGCAAGGACTGCAACCTTATGAAAAACAGCCATCACAGAATTTGCGCCCGACGCATCTCTTGTTAGTGTCCAACCAGCGGGTGTGTTATATGACGTAGAATTAGTTTGCCCTGCGACATGCGCAACAAGCAGATCACCAACCGCAATTGAGGCAGGCATAAAAACATCAATTGATGTTGCCGAAGAAGATGATGTATAAGTCCCTACTGTTTGAACTGTTGCTGCCATTTCTTATTTTGTTTTTATCCTAAATATAATATTCCACTGGCACTCCATGTTATTTGGAATGTACCTGATATTGTTGAAAATGAAGACCCAAAGTCTATAAATGCTATCAAGTTAGACGTTGAAGACACACCCGTAGATTTATAGATCACCGCACCAGCCGCAGTAATCGTTGATGCCGCCCACGTTACATCTGCAGCGTCAAATATTGCAGTATTAGCCGCAGCATCTTCCGTTACAGTTTTGCTTGCTAGTGTTACACCACCCGCAGTATATCCCGCACCAGTCACCTCGTTAGTAACATCATCAAAGAAGTCATGAGTATCTTGATTGGGTGTGTAAGATGAGGTTACAAGTGCGACCTTTATTGTGTTTGTGGTTAGATTAATTGATGCTTTTAGAAAACTCGATTTCACACTGTTGTATATTACGTCAGCCATATTTATTTATAATTATTTTGTTTACCTGTTACTCTTTTAATAACGTCTTTTTCACGCTTTTTGTAATGATCCATCATAGCGTTTTCCATTTCTACGGTTTCTGCTTTTAATACCGCAGCATTAGGCAAGGAATTACGGAACGCATATTGGTATGAGGGTCTTAAAGCTAGATACTCATGGTACAACCCCGCAAAACCCGCTTTTTTTGTCGTGTCTGTTGTAAGGAAATAAGAGCCTTCTCTATTGATAAAAATCTTTAATCCCGCAGCTCTATTGTAGTTAGGGATAGGGTCAAGGAATATTCCGTTTGCAGTTTTGTCGTAAGTGTTTGGAGTTCCTGTTGTATTCAGTCCATTCCAATAATTACTAGGAGAGTACGGATTGACTGCTTGCTGGTCCACTGGAGTTATTTCTCTGAATAGCCCATTTGAGTCTGCGATCATTACTTTGTAAATCTCTAAGATCAAGTTAGAGTCTTCGTCCTCTGTAAAGGTGTAAGACCTTTGTCCTGAAACTATAGCAGTTGTAATAAACGGATAACCTTCATGGTTACTGTCGTCAAATTGCCAATTTCCACCAACGCTAAAAATCAAGGAGAAAGCCCTGTCTAGTGCGATGTTTATATCTCTTGTTTTGTCGGCTGTGCTGTAAGAGCTACTGTTACTCTTGACATTATCGTCAATTAGGTCAAGTAGTTGTGTGTATGTTAAAGACATACCACAATGGTATCAAAGCCCTAAATGGTCGGATTGTCTAGGCCGTACTTATTCTTCATTTTTTCATTCATAAACTTAGTAATAGTATCCCAGTTTGGATTTGCACTTGTCTCTGACATTGCGTTGTTATGTCGCCTCCATAAAAGCCCAATATAGCTGGAGGTCTTAAAGTGTGATCCAATCGCAGCGCATTCTTTCCAAAAAAGATGGTCTTCAAGTCCGAGTCGCATAACTTCACTTTCGTCAAATCCACCAATTTTCTCCCATAGGGTTTTTGGGAACAGTGAATTACTGTATACACAGTTTCTTTTCATTAGTATTTCTAGCGTAGCCACCTCTGGTCTTGCTGTGTAGCTAATTTTCCCAAAAGCCATCAGTCCACACGTCACTATTGTATTTTCGTCTGCTAGTTTCAAATGCTCCTTTATACAGTCGGGTCGCAGAATATCATCAGAGTCAAAACTCATAATATACTTTCCCGTTGCCTCCTTTATCCCAGCGTTTCTAGCAGAAGCCAGTCCACCATTTACTTTTTCTATAATCTTGACTGGATATTTACGAGCTATCTCTACCGAATTATCTATCGCCCCGTCTGACACAACAATTATCTCGTGAGCCTTTACAGTTTGGTCTAGCACGCTTTGAATTGCTTCGTCTAAGTATCTTGCGTAAGAGTAACAGGGGATTATGACACTAACATTTGTATCCATTTGTTCTATCGAATATTAGTTATATCTTTGCTATTGAAATCTATCAGCCAAGCACTACCGATACCACCACTTTCCAAAAGTTTATGTGATGAACTTTTTATTGTTTCTTTGACAATATCGCTATCCACACTCTTAATCACCTCGTCACCATCAAGACGGCAACAAATAGTTTTGTTATGGTCGGTTGAAACCACGAATATCATTTGCATAATTGTTTATACTTATCCCTATTATATGATAAATATTCTGGCCAATCAACATCGCTTATGTGCATTTCAACCTCTCTGCGTTGCCACTCCGTATCATTCTCATATACGGGGTGTTTAAATGCGTTTTTCTTTTTTTCTTTGCCACCGATACTATTGAAATGCCAACCACCTCGCTCCACCACTTCGTATTCATTCATATCGTCTGTTCTCAAATGATTCATACAAGCACCTTTAATATTCTTATACCTTGTACAAATAGTCCCAGTCCATCCAAGCCAGTTCTCATTAGTTCTCTGATTAAGAAAATAAAGATAGGGAAGTTGTCGGGGTTTATATATAGCGTCTTTAATCTCAGGCATAGACTCATGTCGCCAAATCTCGTCTACATCCGATATGTATACAATGTCATTATCTTCACAAAAGAGTAGTGCTTTCTGTGCCATTTCTTTTTGGTAAAATTCACGCAACCAAAAATGCTCACCCGCACCAGTGTTAGGACTCAGTAGTGCCATTTTCTCTACTTCTTTATCCCCGTTCTCCACGACATAATGTATAATATTCCACCTAGCAAAACGTTCCTTGTTTTCCTCGTAGTATAAAGGTTTAGGCACGCCTGAAAAGGTCTCTCTTGCTTCTACTAAAACAAACTTATCCACATACTTGTCTAGGATACTTAAGCGTATCTCCAAAAGATCAAGCTCGTTGTTAAAATAAAACAAGTCAATAATCATAATAATTTTTTAGCTTCTTCTTCAGTACACATATCGTAAAGTTCTACCATACTTCTTATAATGTGCTTATATAAATACCTTCTTGCGTTTCTATTGTAATTTTTGTTGATATACTCCATCTGGTTTTTATACGCTTCAACTTCCTGTGAGAGTCTGAAATCTTTATCTTTTAAGTAGCGTTCCCACCAGATATCTTCACCGATTTCTCTTTGTTGTCTGATGTGAGTCGCCTCGTGGACTTTAAGGTCATCTGAAATGGGTGACTTACAGTAAATTGTATCTCCATAAGTAAAAATAATTCCTTTATCCCAATCAACACCAAATCTCTCCCGACACTTCTCGTATATGTTATTAGGAGGTTTTTCCGTTGAGTATTTTACTTCCATAAAGTGTAAAGTGTTCGTTCTATAAGGTGCGCTTCTGCCGGTAGTTGTGTCCAAGATACTAAATCCCGTAGTCGTGAGTAGTAATCTTTGCTGTGCTTTAAGATGTTATCCTTTGGCACTATGTAACACGCACCGGGCGCAAAAGGCAAGTAATCTTTGTACTTGATATCAAAATCCTTAGCGAACTCTGCATAACTGAAATAATACTTTGCATCATAAGAGTATAAATACCACGAAGTATTTTTTTCTTCATAAATCCCGTTCTCGTTATAAAAAGAAATACCCGATTGCGTTTCGTGGTTCTTTGTTAATAGGGGTGTGAAGGTTTTATTATTACAGACTTCATCAAACTCCTCTTTAGTGATATGCCTTTCTAAAATGTTGCCTTTGGTAAATTGAACAACATCGGGTAATTTCTCGTAGTTTTCAATGATAAAAGATAAATAATCGTGGATATTGTAGCCGATATTCTCTACCTGTATTGCCTTAGTGTCGTCTATCTTTTCGCCACGATTATAAATTATATAATTATCAGAATACTCTCTTAGCCAGTCAAGGTTGCAATTGTAGTTACTTACTACTAAAAAAGAGTTCGTTATTTTCATTTCTCTTTTGTTAATACACCATCTCTGTCTAAATAATTCCAACCTTGTGTGTAATTTTGATCTATACTCCAGTATCCGTCTGAAATGTTAAATCTGCCCCAATACTTCGGTGCTATACAATACTTTAGTTTCAAACTAAGCCACGCGGGGAAAAAGCCAAATGATGAATTGGAAAGTATTACATAAGGTGCGTTATGTATTGACCGCCAGTCGTGTCCTATCTCGTGGGTTATCTCTAGATCAGGGAAGAATTGTTTAGCTGTAATCACGTCATCTGTTACTACTCTGAACACAATATCGGGTCTGACTTTTTTCATCTTTTCCATAGCGTTCTCCCAATAACTACTAGGTAAAAAGAAATCCTTAACCCACACATACTCCCCACCTCTAAAAGCTAGAACACATACATTTTCAGGGACATCTAATGGCTCGGTCTTTAACCACTCTCGTATCTCTGCCCTCCTATGAATGAAGTAATCCGAACCCTGCATCAATCCGTGTACCATAGTGTTATCTGGTATTCTTCTTAAATAATCATCATAGCCACTTATATCACTCCCGTTTGCGTGTAGCGTAGTTTTCTCCCGATAATATCTCTCTATTCCTTCGGGTAATTCACTAGGTGCTTGGCCCTCTACTGGAGTGTGTCCACCTATGACAGGTTTACCAAAATCAAGCGTCATAAACGAATGTCCCTTGAATCTTTCTTGGTGTGCAATACCCCATTCGTAACCATTGTCTAAGGCTATGCAACGAGTTGTTACTATGTTTGCTAACTGGTTGCCTAACCCCATACCATTGTAGATTTCCGTAATTATCATCTCATTAAAATCATAATCCCATTGTTATTCTTGTAATGCTCCTTAACCCTCCACACACCAGACTCTAAAAACTCATTTATGGCGGGCATCAACTCTGTCTCACAAGAAACAGTGTCGTGGATTACAATATACTTTCTAACACTACCCGCATGTATTTTTAACTCTGTTTCTAACTGTTTATAAGTGTGGTCTGTGTCTATAAAAAGCAAATCAGTTTTGTCTATCTTAATCTTTGTTGTATCAGCTTCTCTGAAAGTAAAGTCTATCCCTTTGTCCTTGCACGCTTTTACCAGAGAATCTAAATCGCCCCCGTATTCTTTCGGGTGTTTAATGTCTATTGAAACCAATGTACCCCCTTTCATTCCTTCTACAAATGCCCAAGTTGATACTATGTATCTGACTCCCATTTCTGTGACGTGATCACACTCTGACGCAAGGTTTTTAAGCGTTTCTAAGTGTTCGTTAATATCCGAGCTTTTGATTTTTAAGTATTCAAATAGTGTCATATCTTTTTGTCATTATCAAAACCTCCTCGTCTTTTCTACCCTGTGTTATTTTTTCAGTCATCTGATGTGTTCCAATACCTATCACTACGTTAAAATCATTTAAAACTGTCGGCATCCCGTATCTTTTGTGCAATCTCTTGTAAAGGTCGCAGTCAAACAGCCATACGGATTCCTCATCAAACAAGTAAGGGTTATTATTCTCAAAGGATAAGACTGAAGGGGAACCAATTGTATTCTTGCCTTTATGGATATTATTGTTATACATAGCAAAATGGGGGTTTATCCTGTCTTTACCATTTGTGTGGTAGCAACCTGTTACCAACCAGCCACCCCGCCAAGTCTCTGAAATGGACTGTAGGGCGTTTTTATGAGCAAACAAGTCATCCATGTGCAGTATCTTTATTATCTCGCCTTTTGCGCCCTTAATAGCTTTGTTAGTATTCACACAAGCACCCCTTATTGGATTTTTAATCCAAGTGATTTTCATACCATAAGTCTGTGAGATTTTATAAAGAACATCACCATCAGAATTATCTGCTACAAAGACTTCAAAGTTATCGTAAGTCTGTGAGATTATTGAGTCTAAACAACGTGTGAAGAAGTATGGAGCGTTGTCCATACTGTGAACAGGAATACATATCGCTATTTTTCTATTTGTAACCATTCTTTAGGTACTTTAGTTCTTACTTCCCCGTCAGAATACCATAGTGTTGATATACTCGGACAGACTACCTTTATTGCGTAGGGGGATATGTAGGAAGCCCACCAAGAAAACGATGAATTGGCCATAATAATACCACGACAACCTGCCATCATGTTCATGTCTTCTATCTCATTCCCATTAGAAAACTCACAGTTACTGAAAATATTTTGTTGTTTGCACCAATCAATATCATCACTAAAAACAAGGAAGTCTGCGTTTGGAAACTCTGCCATAGCTCTCTCGTAGTAATTGGTATCAGATATGTCAACATAAAACGCATTCTTGACGTAATCTTTCCTCCTAACATGTATGGCCACTTGGTCTATAGGACTTATACCTGCCCCGTACATTTGTTTGATCTCTTGTTCGTACTCACTGAATAATGCGGGGTCTTGCACATATATGTCTGGTATCTCCCCACGTTTCATTTGTGCGTAGATATACGCTATCTGAAACATTTGATTACCCAGTTGCCCACTTATCTTTTTTATATCAATCATAGCCATTCCCTATTCTCTAGTGTCCAGTTAATATACTTAGTTAAAGACTCTTTGAATGTTAAAGGTGCTGTCCAGCCCAAATCTCTTAACTTCTGTCCGTCTAGTGCATAGCGATAATCGTGTCCGGGTCTTGTGCTGTGGTGGTCAATTAGCTCATACTTCAAAGTCTTACCCATTATCTCTGCAACAGTTTCTGCCATCTCTAGGTTGTTTAACTCAATATCCCCGACAATATTGTATCGGTCTGGTACAAGGTGTTCGTCTTGAACATAAAAAGTTGGTTTGAGATTTTTTACTATGTACAAAACTGCGTCTGCCATATTCCTTGCGTGCAAGTAATAGCGTGAGCCGATTTTACCTACCTTCCCGTGAACAGTTAGCGTGTCTCCGCTCTCTATACAACGAATTGCTTTAGCTAAATACTTTTCGTGATCTTGAAACTCACCAAAAATATTCATCGTGTTCGTTAAAATCAAGGGTACGTTATAAGTTCTCCAATATGAGATAGCAATAGCTTCTTGGCACGCCTTCGACGCAGAATATGGGTTGCTTGGGATAATCGCTGACCATTCTTTGTGATCTACACCTAAGGGTGCGACTCCATAGACTTCGTCTGTTGAAAACTGTAAAAATACTTCTGGTGGACAATCTCTTGCGTACTCCAGCATATTCAAGGCGACTTGCGTATTGTTTTCAATAAACTGTCGTGGCTCTGTGATACTTCTATCAACGTGGCTTTCTGCCGCTAAATTCAAAATAATGTCGCACTTACCGATACGCTTCTTGGTCATAGGGGGGAAAGGTGAAACAAGGTCGTGGGTTATTATCTCCACTCGGTCTTTCCACTCTGGGTGGCCCTTCAAAGTTTCTTCTATTCTCTCTGGTGTGCCTTTATGCTTCCAAGAAGCTATGCCCACAACATTCCAGTCTGTGTTTACTAATATATGACGGAGTATGTGCGAACCCACAAACCCCGACACTCCAGTTAAGAGTACCTTCTTCATACTATTTCTTTTTAGCGTTCTCTTCTCTAATTCTTAAAACAGTTTTTTCAATCTGGTCTTCTACTTCTACATAAATATCGCCATTTTTGTCATCCTCTATAACGTGTAAGGCTTTCTCAAACTCTCCGAGCTGATCTTCTACTAATTTAATCACTAACGGCTCTAGTTTATCCTTGATTAGCTTAGCTTTCTTCTCTACTGGCTCAATTTTCTTCATTTCTTCATCGTAAAAATCCTTGTCGGGTTGTAACTCCACATTTAATCTCTTGATCTCTTCCTGATGTTCGTTAATTAGCTTGTTAGTAGCGTCAAACTTACTAAAGGTTTCTGCAAGCCCATCTAGGATAGGATTAATTTCTTTTTGTAGCTTTTTTAATTCACCTTTTAGTGTCCTTACTTTCTCGTCATTTATTAAAATCTTTCTAGTGCCAGTGTAGTTCTTTTCACTTAAAATTGTTTTATCTATTATCATTTGTTTATTAGTTTATTTATAGCTCTTGTCCAATCTACCGCACAATTCTTTATATTATAATTTTCCAGCACATAATCGTGTGCCTTTTTTGCTAAGTCGGAGTAAATAGCATAGTTTTCTTTGATTTCAATCACTCTATCGTACCACGAATTATCATCCACAACAATTGACATAAACGAGCTATCCACACCCTGATATGGACTCGTGCCGTCTGCAAACCCCTGTGCTATTACGGGGATATTTAATAAGGACATCTCTAAAAACTTTAAATTGCTTTTGCAACGATTAAAGTAATTGTCCTTGCGTGGTATCACCGCCAAATCTAATGCTAGGTTCGCCACAGTCATCATGAACTCTGTTACGGGTACATAAGATTGCCACTCCACATTCTTTAACGATGACCAAAAGTCATAGTCCATTTGCATAAAGGATAAATGAGTGCCGTCTTTATACTTCACACCCAAAACGACTATAGTAATGTCACCTCGCTCGTCTAGTCTTTTGATCTGGTCTTTGATATGTAGGTAGTCATCATTAGTTGTGACTGAACCTATAAAACCTAAACGAAATTTTCCTGTGTTATTCTTTTTGCAAGGAAAATCATCGAGTGGGTCTATACAGTTTTTCAACACTACTACGTTAGGATTTATTTCAGCGTATTCTTTAGCTAAGGTTTCAGTGGAAGCTATCACACCATCTGATATTTTAAGAACATCCTTTACTATCTGACTCATGTCGGTCGCTATTTTTCTTTGGTCATCATTCTCTAGTCTTTCAAGTGGGATACCCTTACCTGCTAAGTAAGTATCATCATTCTCAAAGATAAGTTTCTTTCCTGCACGCTTGATTGACATAGCGAGCGATAAACTATTTTTTTCATTAGGTCGTTGCATTACAACCACATCAGCTTTGATAGCCATTTCTGCAACCGTGTCTGAATTGGTTGAAGCACCGTTTGACTTGATAAAATCACTAACAACCATTTGTTCCGAGTAGACTCCCGGCAAGTAACCTCTATAGTAGTAACAAAACGCATAGCGGCCGGGTAAATACAATATGCGCATCCTATTTGTTTTTGGTTAGCTTCGCTATTGTCTTTTTTAATTCTTCCACTTCAGATCTTAACGAATTTTGCTCTGTTGGGTTTACGTTTCTATCTACTGACGAAGGATTACTGACTGCTTCAGTCATAGCTCGTGCCGCACTTACCCTGTCTCGTTCTTTTTGTAATATCTCCTCCCACTTTTCATGATTGACTATTTGTCTCCCACGAATAATGTACCCACCATTAGTTTCGTCCAATAAGTCTATTATGTTACCACCTAAGTCCATCACCTTACTTTTACGAGCCATCCTAGAAGAAATGTTTATTGTCATTACTTATATTGTACATAACATATACAAAGTATGCAAACAACAAAAAACCACCCGAAGGTGGTAATCTGGCAATATATAATGAATATTGAACCTATAGTCCTACTGCCACAGAATGAGAACGCATTTTGACTCCTGCGTTGTCTCGGTTTTCTACGCTTCCGTAACAAAGATCGATCGTTACCAAATCTCCAAGATACTCGTGAACATAAGATTGCTGTACTCGGACACCTTCTGATCCCACCATACCTTTCTCAGTCTTTACAGGTAATGTTAGTCTCGCCCAATGAATAGCATCTTTGTGAGCAAGCATATTTAGTCGAGCTGAATTTTCACCCACAGCACCAGCACCTAATGGTACATCTGGTGTAACTATAACTGGGATACTGTACAAAGAACGAGTCGGCTGTTTGCCTCGTGGTAGCTCTGTTGATGTATTCTGCCATAGTGTCAATTTGTCTACTGAACCAATTTGTCGGTAGAAAGTGTTTGGATGAAAAATCCAAGCTGCTGAACCATTGTAAATTGGTACTCCAACTGTTTCAAGCAAAGCGATAGCCGCAAGAAGAGAAGAGTCCGCCAAGTTTTGATTTGCAGCACCTACAATGTTAGTTGTAAATCCTGTAAACAACGCGGCGATATCTGATTCCAAATCATGCGCAACCTCCCAAGCACCACCTTGAGCGATTTTATCTTGTAGGTAGTAACTTTTCTTTACCTGTGCCAACTCTCTATCTTCGATAACAAATGAAGCCTCTTTCCATGTTGAAACATTAAGAATCGCATTTGTAAAAGTTGGTGAAGAAAGTGTAACCTCTGCATTTACCACCTTTGTGTTTGTTGTCAAAGCGGAAATATTAGGTGTGTACACCACAGCACCACCGTCTGAAAGTTCATCACTTCGGTCGATGAAGAAATTAGCCAAACTTAGTTCGAATCGGAAGTAGTCGTTAATCACTTTACCCCATACAAGAGGTATGTCTACTGTAAGGTCACCTCCATTACCTCCTGTAAACCCATTTGTTCCTAAACCCATTTTATTTTATTATTATCCCAACTGTGTCTCTTTCCACATAGCTTTGTGTTCCTCTGCTGTTAGATTTTCTGATTGGAACCCTTTCTTCACTATTGCTTGTCCTGCACCCTTTGAAGCGGGTAGTGAAGCCCTTTTGGTCTTCTCTTCCTGTTCTTTCTGGTTCTTGATAGCAACAAAGATAGGGTCGTTCACAGTATCTAAAACAGATTTACCCCTAGCTTTTGCAATAACTTTGAGTTCTCCAAGTAATTCGTCAGACATTCCTTGTGATTTCAAAATCATCGCTTGGATAGATTCATCCGTTGGTTGTTTATTAATTGGTTGATGTGCGGAAGTTTTCAGTTGAGACTCTAAGTCTCTTACCTGTGCCTCCGCTTTTTTTGCTCTTAAATGTATTAGGCGTTGGGCATCTTGTGCCTTTTCCAAATTATCTTTAAGAACTTCGATGTCCTCTGTGTCCTCTACATCGTCAAGAATTATATCGGGTTCTTCTTCGGTAGATGTTATGGTATCTACAACCGGTTCGTCTTGTTCAGACATTTTATTTGCTGGATTATGCCCCTCAGCAGGCTGTTATGTGGATTATGCTTTCACCACAATGCTAATAACACAAGGATTATATCATCTGTCAATTTGGTCGGATTAAATACCAACTACCTAGCGTGGTTTTTTATCTTTTTATTACGAGGGATAAACTTGCTTGCAAACTCCTCAATGTTATTCGGGAAGATACCAGCGTAGCGCATAAGTATACGTTCCCTCTCTTGTGGGTCGTTTAAATTACCTTGCTTGATTTGTTTCTTTAGGCTTAGGGGTTTGTATTCCATATTGATTCTCTAATTTATCAAATGCCTTTACTACTTCATTAATTGCTTCTGCGAGAGACTTAACGTCTAGGCCAGCTCTTGCACGCTTCACAATCTCTTTCTCCAAATGATCGGCGATGAACGACAAGACTGCTTCTTTTGTGTGAGGATCACCATTGAATCTTTTTAAAAGGTTTTCCATGCTTATTATAGAAATATAAGGTCTAAGCAATCCCCTACTCGTAGGTCTTGTGTCCCCACAAGTTTGTTTGCACAAAACTGTTTCCTTTGACCAGTCGTGCCAACGAAGACATTCCATGCGTCTTGATAAGGAAGGCCCGAAGTACCCGCTAAAATATTCATGCACTCGCTCTTTCTCCTACCAGTAGTCCCCGCCATTATGTTTAACTTATCCTGAACTGTTGCTTTGTTAGCGTTCAATACACTTTCACTTGGCTCTGAGAATATCCAACGAGCACCAGGTGATGATACTCCTTGATTGTTGGTGCTATTATTCCCTGCGTACCAAACATTATTTGACGATGCTACCGAGTGTTGAATATTTAAGTAATCCCCAAACATTGGCCCTTCTGTGTTTTTGTTAAGTGTGTGAGTTGCTGTTGTAACGGAGTCTATTGTAATCTCAGCCCCGGGTGATCCTCTAACCCAAAAGGAATTGACGGTTATTGTTGCACCATCAGCAAATCGCACAACAGCGGGTGCTACACCTACCCTGAAGTTATTAAAAGTAACTGGTGATTCATCAACACCGATAATAAAATCACCTGATCCCGTTCCTGTAAGCAAGAGATTATTGTATGTCAAACCACCATGTGAAAATGTTTTACTGTTTGTCGTAGAGGAATGGTCAATCACAATCGTAGAAGTACCCGCATCAAACGTAAGTCCTGTGATTGTGCTTGTATTCCATACTGTACCAAAACTCTTAAGAGTCCATTTTCCTGTACCCAACTTTAATGTTCTGGTTGCTACTCCAGTACAACTGAAAACGCTCATTGTTATATCAAAAGTAGAAGCATCAAACGTCCCGTTTGAATAAGACCCCATAGTTATAGAGGCTACAGTAGGAGAATAGCCTAGTGTCACCGTTCCACCACCTGACGATCCGTTAAAAATAATGAGATCACCGTCAACTGGTACGGAAGCACCCCCCGCACCACCTGTAGTAGCCGACCAGATATCTGTATTACTTTCTGACCAAATTACCGAAGCTCCTCCTGTTACTAAATATCGGGTTGCCATATTATTGTGTTGGTTGTGGTGTTATCGCTGATAAATCTGTGCTTGGTGTTGGTTGAGTAGGTGATGCTGTTACAGCAGATGACTTCATCATAGACGATGAGATAGGTATACCAGACATTTCTACGATTGAACCAAATATCTTTGAAAGAGTAGGGTCTTCTAGGACTGCGTATTGCCCTGTGTTTGGATTGAATGATGACACCACTGTTTTTAGTACGCTATCAAGTGACTGTAGTACCGCGCTTTTATTCTTTAATTCGCCAGTGATGTTAGCAGATATTTTACCTTTAATATCTAAAAACTTCTCTGGTATATCAATCTCTCTTTTTGAGCCGAAAGTCGATAGCGATTTGCTTACTTCTGCACCCATACCTGCCACATCTCCTTCGGTTGGTAGGTTACCCGCTAACAACGCTTCTTTCATCATCTGCCTTTGGTTCTTGATGTTGATAGCTTCGTCAATTACTTTCAATTCATCTTCACCAAACTCTGATACAAGGTAGTGTTGTTTCATTATCCTCTTTTTAAGCTCAGGGAATATCCAGTCGTTTAATATCTCATTGAGGAAAATACCCCACTCCTCTCGTCTGTATTCAAATGGAGAGTTGGCTACTTGATTAAGTAGGGCTGTTTGAGAGTAAGGAGTACCCGCCGTTGGTGATTCACCAGTGTTTGCGTCGTAAGTTGATGACGCTTGGTTATACTGAGTGTTCCATAGGTCAATTGTTCTTTCAAACTGTGGTAGAGCTGACGGGGCAAGATTAAGGGAATTGATAGTCTTACCATCTTCAAGCTCAAAGATATGTCCGTTTTGTAAAGTTAAGGCATTACCTGAAACCTTTCTTGAAGTAGTAGCTAGTATAACCTTCCCTGCTATATCCATAGCGTTTTTCATTGAGATCATAGCGTCATTGATAGCCCACTGAGACTCAAATCCATCTTCAATTACCCCACGACCAAGACCTCTACCCGGTATTCTTTCCCACTCTAAGTATCTATATTTATCTTTTATGTCTTTTATATCTTCCTTATAAAGTAGCCATTTTTTCTTGCCCACACAAGCCATGTAGAAACACATAGTCTTGAAAGTTTTAGAATTCTCCTCGTTATCTGTTTCGTTTGGGTCATTAGAATTCTCCTCGTTGTCTGTTTCGTTTGGGTCAAATGACACGGGGAACTCTCCTGTTACCTCCTTAATCGTCATCTTTGTCGGCTTGTTTTTGCTAGCTTTGGCATGAGCTTCTATTGCTTCGTCTATCTCGCTTGCATACCAAGTGTCTGATTTCTTTATCACATCAGACGGTTTCATATAGTGAGTTTCAATAATAGCTCCGCCCAAAACTTCTACCGGATCAGTCTCCACGTTTCTCCAGTCTACTACTTCTATTTTTGACCCCACGCCTCCTTCAAATTTCTTGATCAATACACCGCCATATTTGGGCCGTGTGTGTCCCATTTCGTTTAGAGTCCTTGAAAAGTTTATCTCCTTTAGGTACTTAAATAGCTCTCGGTTAATCATCATTGTCGCCACTACTGTCTTTTGGTCAATGGTATCTGGCTCGAACTTAATATCTTTTATGTCTAAATCGGTGGCGATTTTTGCTATCGTCACTCTGTAGTTACACACATTGTAAAAAGGTTTTTCTCTGCCTAGCTCATCAGTGTTACCTGATAAATATTTACTCGCAGAATAGAACTCAATGTTTCTTAAAATTTCTTTTTGGTTGACCTGTAAACCGCTTATAACTTCTACTGAACCGTTGTAAGCGTCTGATAAATTGTCTAAATATGCAAAGATTTTATTGTCCACAGACAGAATGCTAACAAATTAACGCTTGGTCGGATTACCTAGCAAAGTTAGTCCCCCTGTTCCTGCGGGCTTCCATAAGCATGTATTCTTCTATTTTTGAGAGTCCAACATCTATGTTTAGTGTCTGCATAGCGTAACGCCCAGCGTCCATACAGTGATTAAAGCCGTCTTCTGCTGTGTTCAAAATCTTTCCGTTCTTATCAGTAATCCATAAGTAGTTTCTATATTCCTTGATTATGTTTACTGATCTTTTAGTCACAGATACTCTCTGGCTCTGCACAACTTGTATTCCTTGATTTACTGAACCTTGCCCTTTTTGTGCGGGTAAAATGTTTATCCCATAAGCCATAAGCTCATCATTACTCTTTGGCTCTGATGAGTCGGGGATAACTAATGCTTCTGGTAGGTTAGAAAGAATATCGGCTATCTGTTTGTTTGAGAGTCCTTTCTGATAAGTAATCTCATCCCAAATAAAGCCCCCGTTGTATTTATACACCGCAACAATAGCTGTCGGGTCGTTGCTGTATCCATAGTCAAGCCCATATCTCTCTAGCTTTGCTTCGTGTGGTATCTCGTCAATTATCTGCCAGTCTTTGTAAATCTTTCCTTCTACTTCTCCGAGCTGACCCTCTCCATAAACCTGCCACCAACCTTTTCTGTTTCTTCTCTGTTCAATGGAAGCAATAATCTCTGGTGATAGTGCTTCGTTATCCTTGTATGTAAGTATTATAAAATCTAAGTCATCACGCTTGCCTAGTAACTCCTGTTGCACCCAAAACTCATTCGTTGGGTTGTAGTCAAGCATTATAAACTCTTTCGTCCGTACCTCTAATTGTTCAAAGGCGTCAAAAGTATTATTGTTCGCCTCATTCATAAATAATCTATCTCGTCTTGCTCCACGCAACTTATCTGCGTTGTCTGTGCTGAAGAACTCCATTTGACTTCCTGTTTCAAAAGTATAAATACTGTCGGTTGCGTTCCACTTATCTTCTTTCCAATATCCGTGTAATTGTAAAATGTTCTTAAAGTCTCTTATCGCTCCACGCTTTAGATGGGGAATACTCTCTGATACTACACTTGTTAGTGTTTTTATCTTATCAGTCTGTGCATAAGCAATAAGATATAACAAAATACTTATTGTTTTACTTGCTGAAGTACCCCCTTGGATAATTCTAACTCGTTTCTTCAGTTTGTTTATCTTCTTGTATGCTGTCGTGTCTTTGAACATTTATTATTGGTTGTGGTAAATCTTTTCCGTCTGCACCAGTGCTCTCTACTCTTAAACTATATGCATCCTTACCTAAAGTAGTAACAACTGTCTTTGAAACATCAACCACTATCCTCATTACATCTGGAATTATTTTACCCTCCCCTGTCTCGTAAGAAGTATCAAGAACTTTCTCTAAATTACGCTCTGCTTTTGATAACATATCCTTGCGTCTCAGTTTCCCTAAACGCTCCTTAAACCAGTCTCGCATTGTTACATTCTTTGCATTGCTTTCTGAATATCCTGCGTCTATTGCACTTTCATAAGCATTTTTAAGCCCTTTCGCAACAAAAGAAGCCCACATTACTTCTTCTCTTGGGTCACTTACTGTTGCGTTTGCACCATTTGGGTTGGGTACTATCATTTTCTGCTATAAATCTTATTAACTTCTATCAAGGGAATACTTAGTATTTCTGAAACATCCATTGATGTAAATCCCTCCTTTCTCATTATCGTAACTATCATTATAACACTTGGTATGTTAGATAACAAAGTTATTCTGCGTAGCGGTATTCTTCTTCTATTTTGGTATATGTTATCCCAGATGGTGGTCTTGCCTACACCGAAATATAAAGCTATTTGACGATTTGTACAACCTTCTTTCTGTTGTCTGCGTGCTTCCTGTATTTGTTCCTGAGTCAATACCCTTACCCTCATTATTTCTTAGCTTTCTTGGTTTTTTTGGTTTTTTTTGTTTTTTTGGTTTTTTTGGTTTGTGAAGTCTTTGTGTACATAGTTTATGATTATTTATACGCATAGATTATATCACACAAGTATATGTGTTGCTACATGTGGATAGCTATTCTGCGTTCACATCTTGTTTATACCCCTTTTTTTGATTAGCTTTCTTGTATCTTAGTGTTTGCATTACTGCTGTTTTAGCCATTTCTGATATCTGTTCCTTAGAAAATCTTTTTTTTCTAGTTGTCCATCCCTTTCTATTCGCTATCGTGTGTGAGTTTATCATATTAGTTTTTTATATTCTGCTTTATCATTTCTAGTAATGTGTCTAGGTAAATAACACACTTAGTTTCGCTCATTGGCTCGCCGTAAATCTTAAAAACAAGCACAGGTTCTCTACCAAGGCTCTCTAGCTTTTTAGTCTGCCTCCACCACTCTGGTATGTGTAGTGCTGCATGGTTTTTACATTCTATCCCAACATTCTGTCCCAAAATCATCATAGATGTCCAAATATCCCCTTTTTCTGTGGGTGATGATCCTGACCCGTGTGAGCGATACGCCTTTAGATCAATCCCCTTATCCCTGATTTGGCCTGCAACATATTCCTCCAAAAGTTTTCCTTTTTGTACTGATGTTTTCATAGTTATTCTTCATCTGTTAATTTGTCTAGGGAGGAGATGTAATTTGCTGCATCCTGTATCTGGCTTTCTTGCCCTTTGTATTCTTTTAATAATCCTTTCACCACCCTCTCCCTATCTTCTCCTATGGCTTGTGCGATTGAGGTGGCGAGGAAGGCTTGGATATATCTTTCGTAAAAAATCATTGCGTTCTTCTCCTTTCGCATAGATAGTCCTGCAAAGAAACTATCAAAACTTTCAAACTCCGCTGATCTTTTTTCTGTGGGTGTCATATATTTTTATTTATCTGTCACTAGCTTCTCATTCTCATAAAGCACCTTCTCAAAAATATCTAGGATATACTGCGCCTCATACAACTGACCTTCTGCATATTCAATAGATAATTTTGGTAGTTTGTCTTTTATCATTCCGTCTCGTCTGACTATAAGCGAGGTTACGATAGATTTTAGAAAGTCGTGTATTTGTTTTAGTTTCATATTTATTTAAGGTTAGTGTCTAGGGATGCGAGGGTTCTCAAAAACATTTCCAATGATTTCAGAATTTTCAACTAAAAGAGAATGGAGTCTTTCCCAATAACCTTTTCTTTGGACTTTAAATCCTCCATCTTCCCATACGATCTTTTCAATTGTTCCACCGAGATAACTGGATTTAATGACATCCCCCTCATAAATCTCTTTACCATTTTTGTCTTTAAGACCTGTGTATAGCATCCATTCCTCTAAACAACTTGGTTTTTCTGATGAATCATTTGTATGGTTACACAAATCATTCATTGTCCAGAATGACATCTTTTTAGATAAACCATCCCAAGCTCTGAATTTCATTATTTCTCTTTGGTTCATATTTATTTCTTTATCTAGTAATAATTTGAAGGAAAACTAAAACAGTTTTAGCAATCTTTTATACCAAGGAAGTTTTCTTATTCTATTACACGCCTTAGCATTTATTTCCATGTAATTCATTTCCCATAGTTCATCTACCTTAAATCGCACAGCCTTATCAAGAGTGTCTTGTTGGATAGTCATTAAGTCTCTAAATATCTTTTCGTCATCTTGTTTGACAAGATATGTAGTAAACTCAGAACTTCCTGGTTCATAGACCTTAATTGGAAAATAAATAGCTTCTTTCATAGTTACGACATCGGGAGTTTTTTCTGTCTCTTGAAAAGTGGCCATAACTTGTTCTCGGATAGCTTCTCTGTAAACTCCAGGAGATACATCCAACCACTTTTTACCAATGTCTATTTTAATCGCTTTCATATATATTATTTAGTTATGTCTAGGGAGGCGAGCCTAATGAGAACATCTTGCGAAGTGTGCCCATCCCATTTGTCTGCCAATTCTCGCTCTTCACACTCAAATAAATCCCAATCCTTTAACTCGTAATGGTTACTTATTTGTCCAGTCGGCAGTGTCGCCACAACAATAAACCACCCACCTCCAAAACATTCTTCACCATCACTGTGTTTTTTACTTTTATGAATTTGGTACTTTCCACCACTCGTCCACTCGTTGAACAGTACAGCGTTATATATCTTTGGGAACTCGTATAATTCCTTGAATGTATGGTAGCCATCTGATGTATTCTCAGTTACCACCATCCTCTTCCTCTCCTCGGCTATGGCTTGTGTGATTGATGTGGAGAGGAAGGCTTTTACTTCGGGTTTGGCATCATACCAACCTTCCTTAGGGTCAGTTGCTCCAAGGTTAGGAAACTTCTCATCAAACTCCTCTAAGATTTTTTTTGTGTTGTTCATATATTTTTATTTTATTTTTTTCTTGTATCCAAACTTTGCATTACAAGCCTTGCAGTAATTCCCTCTTTCTAAATAATTCTGCTCTAAGTCACCCACAATCTGTTTCTTGCAATCTACACACCTGTCCTTTATGTGTTCCGTGTTGTAAGTATAAAACTTGCCATCGTCCTCGTACGTTTTCAACATATATTTGTTATTATTTGTAATATCCTGCGTCTTCTGGGTTTGGTATCGGCACTTCTGTCGCCACACAAATCTTTTCCATATATTCCCCAAACTCCGCCTTTGATAATTCTGTTGTACTTTGTGACTTCTCAAAGTCATATACTCCCTTGCGACCTTTAATCTTTACAATCTTTCTAGGAAGTAAGTTTGCTCTGAAGTAAGCGTGCAAATCGTCTGCATCGTTTCCAGTTTCTCTTGCTATTACAGTTAGATAAACCCAGTAGAAAGCATTTTGAGTAAGTGTCCGTTTGTTTTCTAGTGGCGTGAGGTGAAACCTTGCTTTTGGATTATCTACGCAGTAATCGTGGAAGCTCGCAGTCTGGTAGTCAGTGAGGTGTGGCTGATTATTCTTTTGTTCTATAAGCCAAAGTTTCATTTTTATATATTTGGTGGATTATCAATATCAATAGGACTTGTCGGCTCTTGAATATCCCAATTACCTACAAGCCAGCTTCTCCAGTATTTTATTCTTGCTTCTGTTGGCGTGTTTTCAGCGATAGCAAGGTCTACTGCCATACGAATTGTCGAGCTTGTCCGAATACCCAATTCCTTGTTTTCTTGGCTTTTCTGTATACCCTCTTGTTTTGCCTTCATCATACCAGCCCCGAAACCGCTTTTATTGCCACCCATTTGCCCCGTAGACGCATTTTCCTGCTTTGGAGGGTACAATGTCTTATACCCCTTGTCATTAGTGTAAATTACGCCTGTTACCTTATGCCCTGACATAATTGAAGCCCAGTTAGGGAAGTCGCCCCAAATTGATACCTTTTCAAACTCTGCACCCGACTCGTCTTTTAGCGTTGCACTGATAACATCTTTACCTGTTGTTGTTTTCTTTTTTTCTGACCAAATTATTTCAAAGTTTTTGTTCATATTTTTTTATTATTATTCTCCACGTTGTGATTGCCCGTCAAAGTCTATGTCTGATACATCTGCGTCTACCCCTAGTTCGTTTTGGGCGAACATAGCACCCTTTACACCCATTTTTTCCCAGCGTCTAAACTTGTTACGGATAATCTCTTTTGAGTTGTTTACCAAAGGCGAGTCGTATTGAGTTATTATTTCTTGTAAAATGTTCATATATTTATTCTGTTACTCCTGAAGAAAAGTCTAACGGCTCTGTTGGTTTTTCCTCTGGGGTGTCTGATAAAGCAAACATTATTTCGTATAAGACGCTGGGGTCTTCAATATGGTTTTTTAACACTTCGTTTATGTGCTCTAGTTGTTGTGGTGTATACATTATATTTTTGTTTTAGCCCAATCTTCATCTGTGCCTACCCATTCGAGGTCTCCTTCAGAATCTTGTCCAACAAGTGTAAGGTTATCTACCAAAGCGAGTAATTCTTGTGCTTCATAAACCATATGTTTTTTATTACTTACTAATACATGTATTATATACTATCTTGATTGACGTATCAATCGCCACTTGTGGATAACTTTGATATAAACACCTATACATTAGACGATATCTTTTTTTTGAGTCTTTTAGCCTCGACCCTTATTTTGGCATCTTCTGTAGTTTCTCCAACATATCGCATTTTTTCGTAATACTTATCATCTGTTATTTTTAGTTCGTAAGATTTTCGCATATTTCTTTATTTATTTGTTTTGTCTAGGGAAGAGAGGTATCTTTCAACTGCCTCTGGTTCTTCGGCGTAAACATCAGAGTCCACATAACCATACTTAAGAAGAAATTCTGTATAATCTACTAACACCCTCTCCCTTTCTTCTGCTATGGCTTGGTGGATTCTCTGTCTAACTTCTGATTTTGACTTTGGGACTACGGAGCAGAAATCTCGCACCATTTCTTCTATTTTTTCTGTGGAGGTCATGTGGCTAGGTGATAATAGCTTTGTAATCTTTACCATCTACATTTACTGATACTTCTTTACCTGAAAGAGAAAGCGGTGCGTTTAGTTTAATACCCGTTATTTCTTCCCAAGTCTTTTCGTCAAAGTTCGGCAATTCTTGAAACCATTTCTTATCACTATCACTTGCGCGATTCCAGTATTCAGCCCAAGATTCTTTATAGGTTAAAGTTTTAAGAAGTCCACCCATCTGCTTAGCACTTTCTGTTTGCTCGTTTATTGGTAAGGCGTTTAGTTCTACCCAAGCACAAATTTTTAAGTCTGGGTACACTTGAACGTTAAAATCTGAATACTTGATACTGCTTTCCTTATTAAAGAAACGCATCGTTGGCTCATCAGTATTAAACCAGCCAGAGTTGTAGTAGCCAGAGTTGTAGTAGCCAGAGTTGTAGTCGCCAGAGTTGTAGTCGCCAGAGTTGTAGTAGCCAGAGTTGCGGTCGCCAGAGTTATAGTCGCCAGAGTTATAGTGGCCAGAGTTGTAGTAGCCAGAGTTGTAGTCGCCAGAGTTATAGTGGCCAGAGTTGTAGTAGCCAGAGTTATAGTGGCCAGAGTTGTAGTAGCCAGAGTTGGAGTGGCCAGAGTTGGAGCAACCTGTGTTTTTTAATTTATGTTCTTCTTTACAATGATTGCATTTTGACTTTGGGACTACGGAGCAGAAATCTCGCACCATTTCTTCTATTTTTTCTTGTGATATTAAGTATAATTTCACATTGAAACTTCCCAATATCTCCCCTTTTTTTATACTTTCATCTGCTTCACCCAGATATTTTACTTTTATATATTTTACATCTTTAACCCAATCACCATGATCTTCTCCTTCTGCGGATAGTGTTTTTATAAGTTTTGCTTTTTCCTCATTCTCTGCACATACTACGAATGCATCGTATCTGTCATATCTGTTGTTTACTTCTTGTGATATTAAGTATAATTTCATATATCGTTATTCTTTATTATTAAGCTCTTCCTGATAAGAGGTTCCACAACCTCTCACTTCTTCGTCAAAGTGTTCTGCGTTAAAGTCAGTGTCTATGTAGGTGTCGCACTTGTGGCAATATACTATACTCATAGATTTATCTGTTATTTATTTCTAATAATTTAGCTCTGTATACTTTAAGTGCTGGTGCTTGAGCCTCAATGTATTCTTTGTGCGCAGGTTCCGTGATTGCTTGGTATTCTTTGTATGCTGGCTCTATGGTTGCTTGATATACCTTGATCGCTGGCTCTATTATTTCTTCGTATGCTTTAAGTGCTGGGGCTATGATTGCTTCGTATCTTTTGAGTGCTAATTTTGTGGTTACTTCGTATTTTTTGAGTGCTGGTGCTTGTGTTGCTTCGTATTCTTCGCAGGCCTCGTCTTTTTGTTCTTGTTTTGTTTTCATATATTTATTCTTTATCTGTCAATGGTTTGTCTAGGGAGGAGAGGAAGTTGTCAAACTCCTTGTCGCTACACATAATCATTCTCGGAGTATTTGGTACAAGTTTCCACATTGGTGCTTTTCTAATTTTATCCACCACCCTCTCCCTCTCTTCTGCTACTGCTTGTGCGATTGAGGTGGAGATGAAGGCTTTGATGTATTCAGGTCCTTCATCGTGAATATAAGTGTCATCATCGACATCTGAAACTGTAACACTAATAATTCTTAACTTCTCAAACTCCTCTAATACTTTTTCTGTGTTGGTCATATATTTATTTACAAAGGTTGATCAGGTGGAGGAAGAAGAAACTATGAATAATTGTTGCGATGGCGACACCGATGGCGAGGGCTGTGAGTAGGGTTAGGAAGTCGGTAGGGTCTTTCTCTGGCTTGCTCATTCTTCTTTTTTTGGTGATGTGGTCGGTCATATATTTAATAATTAGGGTGCTCGTAGATGTTGCCGATGATTTCTACTTTCTTTTCATTGAAGATGTGATAACCGGGACCACGGCTAATACAGAAACACCCGTTATGAAATATAACTTCATACTTCTGTCGAGCACCCTCATCGTCAATAATATCCCCCTCATAAATCTCTTTGCCATTTTTATCCTTGAGTCCTGTGTATTGCATTACGATAAATCTATCTTCTTCTGCTTTTCCCCAACTTGCGGTCATTGGGTCAAACATCGCAAGCACTCCGTTTGGAGCTATCTGAAAGTGGCCCTCAAACTTATTTTCTTTTTTATCCCACGCTCTAAACTTTATTTCTCTTGTCATATATTTATTTATTATTTATTAATGAAACACCGGAGAGGCGATTACTTTGCTGTGAGTCTTCGCTTTTCACAGTGTTTACTTCCTTTATAATATATTATCGTGGTTCAAGTTTCAAGGAAGTTATCCACACCCTTACAAGTAAGGCGGCTTATACTTAATCAACAAAGCCCTTACCCTTTCTTTATCCTCAATGGTCAAGGGTGTAGTATCTGCGTCTTTCATAAAAAGCTCTTTGCGTTTTTCTATATCGTTGTCTATTTCTTGTCGGGTCATTTTATTTTATTTAGAGAGGCGAGGGCATAGTTAATCCGTGACTCTGCTATCTTGCAGTATTCTTTTTCTTTTTCTATTCCTATAAAATCAAAGCCTTCATAAACACACGCTTTGCCTGTAGATCCACTTCCACAAAATGGGTCAAGGACCGTCCCGCCTTTTGGTGTAACAAGTCTTACAAGGTATTGCATGAGGGAGGTGGGTTTGACTGTTGGGTGGTGGTTAGCTCTTGGATTACCCAAAGCATTTTCTCTACCTTCTGCTGGTTTACTTCTAGCACTTGCTGGTGCGTCTTTCTCCTCAAACCCCTCCAACCCCTCATTCCTGTCTTTCTTTGAAGCCTTTGGGAAATATGCGAAGATTGCACCTTCTCCTTCTTCGTAAGAGCAGGTCTTAAAGAAGCGTGAGGCACTTCCTGAGTCGTTAAAGTCGTTTTTAATTCCTCCTCCAAAGTTTACTACAGGGTTGTTAGGATTTTTGTATTGGACATTGACTCTATTTCCTTGACTTTTACTCTCAGGAAACAACCCTACCACCTCATCACTTCCGTCGTGAATGAAGTTTGCGGGGAATCTGCCTAGTGGATTATTCTCGGTATCTTTTGCCCCCCAACCGCCACCAAACCCAGGCTCTATGTGATTCTTTCTTGCTCTATTATCTTCTGTCCCCACCCTTGAACCATCTATATTTATCCCACCCGTTCCCCACTTCAATACATTCTCTGCAATAGTGCTTTCAGATAGTGGCTTGCGGGCTACTACGATAGGTTCGTGTGCAGGTTTTAGGGCTGTCCCCCAGCCTTCGTAGGGTGATGAGCCTTGGGTGATTTTAATATCACCCGCTCGGAATCCCATACCTTTGCCCTCGCTCCTGTCGTTAGCACCAAAGTTCTCTCTGTCTGGTGCCATTCCCCCTATAGTATAACTTCCTGCATCTTCCCTCTCATTCCCTTGCAACTTGTCCACCGCCTTGCTTTTTAGAATATCTACCGTGTTTGAAATTAGGTGCTCCGCCGTGTATTCCGTAATAATGACATTGGTGGCAGACGCACATTCCATTTGAGAGTTTGTGTCTAAGCTCTGGAAAGTCTTTGATTGATTTAATATGGTGAGCTTCAAGGTGTCGGTCAGTAGCACACATAGCACATTTGTAATTTCCTCGTTTGAGTATTTCTGATTTCCACGCAAGGTCTTCAGTGCTTCGTCTACCTTGAGATTGACCGTTGTGTTTTCGTTTAGCCATTCCTTGACATTGCATTCCGCAGTAAAAATGTTCCAAGACTTGAGATTTCGGTCTTGTGATAATTTTATTACAGACTTCACAAGGCTTTGTGATAGTTCTGTGTTTTGTTCTACACTCTCTACTGCAATAGATAGATTTTCCTCTGATATGCGACTTGGAACGCATAAGCTCAACTCCGCAGTTATCGCATCTGCATATTTGTTTTTTTGATTGAAATACAGAACAGCAATGTCGGGAACAAAATACTTTTTTTGAGTATTGCTTCCAACTCCTGTTAGACTCTTTGCTAATTTTATTTCCGCAAGTTTTGCATTCGTTTTCCATAACTCAATTATAGTCTTTTGGTCTATATTGTCAAGTGCATTGCTTATCTTTGACCACTCTTTAGTTTCAAGTGCATTAACGCTTTTTCCCAGATTGTGAGATTTCGGAAATCCTGAACCGTAACACCACATAATCTGGTCTCGTATCTCAAACCCTGCGTCTTCAATGTTTACTGCCATTCTGTGATAGGTTCTACTACCTGCAAAAGAAAGTAAGTGTCCACCCGGCTTTAATACCCTGATAACTTCTTTCCATAGTTCAACTGTTGGCACATCGTAATCCCATTTCTTGCCCATAAAAGATAAACCATAAGGAGGGTCGCAACAGATTGAGTCCACACTATTATCGGGCATACCCTTCATTACTTCTAAACAATCTCCTTGTATTACTTCGTTTTTCATTTTATTTTATTTAGTTTATCTCTTGTTATAAAAAAAGACTTTCCGTGTTTGTTACTCGGGCAATATCCATTTCCTTTTAAGTCTATCTTTAACTTATTACTACAAAGTGGGCATCTACCGACTCTTATATTCTCCCAAATTGGTGGAAATAATGTTTGCTCGTAAAATATCTTAAATCTCTTTAAGTATTCTTCTCCTAGTATTTGTTTTATATCAAGCATAGGTCTCTTTATTCCTTAGGAACTATCCTGTGGAAATTATGGCTAGTTATATGAAATCAGGCGTCAGTAGTTAGTTCCCTAGTCCTTCCCGTATCTGAGTAATTCTTCTCTAGGATGTCCTACCATTTTGTGTCCTCCCCTAAGGGCTTGGTTGTCAGAGTGTGGACATCGCCAAGTCTTTTGAGGAACACGCAAATTGTTATTTTTTATTAAGCCCAAGTTTTTTCCGAGATGTGCTTATAGCTCGTTTGCTGATGTTGTCGCACAACAGAAAAACCACAACTAAATAAATAGCTGTGGCCGTTCTGTCTTTATGCCTAAAGAGGAATTAAAGCATAACATAGTTCTGTTATAATTTCCACTTTTACAAATGATTGTATTTTCTTTAGGCATACCAATATCTTACCACACACAAATAATCTTCCAAGTCTTAAATGCGTAAATATGTGGATAGCTTTTTACAAACTAAAACCACCCTTGCTGGGCGGTGATAGTTTCAATAGGATAAGGTTAGACTGATTTACTCCAACACGCCTTTGATTCACTCCAGTGACGCTCACCCTCGTTAGCTAATAACCAAACACCCGCCATGATATGTGTGTCTGTGTCAAACACATCTGTTGATGTAGCAAGCCCCATTTCCCCCATTGTATATTTCCACGTTCCATTGATAAATTGAAAATAAGATTTTGCAGATGAGTTTGGATTTTTTGCGTACCTTTCAAAGTTGCTTTCACATTTTACGATAGCCAACGGCAAAGCCGGATCAATCCCATATTGCTCTGAGTAGTAAATTACCAACCCGACCACATCTGTGGGTTTTACTTTTACTATCTCCTCTGCTTTTACTTGATAAACTTCAACACGAATAAATAAGATAAGCGCAAATAATAATTCTAAAATAAATTTGTTGTTAAATTTGTTTAACTGATATTCTCAATTTTGTTGAAACGACTAGTGACAACTCAATGTGCATTTCTGTGTCCCTCGGACTGCCAAGCTCTCATAGTACGCACTATCCCCCATATTCCACAAAACATAAAAAAGGGAATACAGGGGCAAGTGATTGCTATATATGCAAAGTTGTTTTGGTAGAACTGTAAAGTCCGGCCGCAGAAAGACCTGTTACTACCCCGATAAAAATATTCATACTAGAGAATCCATCAAAAGCCAACACCCCCATAATACCCAATAATATCGCTACGATAGGTGCAAACCGTGTTGCAAGTCCTACTGTCCTAAGAGCTTGCACTACACCAATAATTACAGGAACCAACGCTACATTTGTTAATAAATCCACGTCTTTATGTGTTACTTATAATCTATTTATTATACCAAACCAAAGGTTTTGTGCTAGGAGTTATCCACAGGTGTATTCGCTAAACTATGCTATGGTAGTAATGTTATTAATTAGTTATAAAACATGAAAAAAATAGTCACAATGTTCGTAATCGGTTTAATGTTTCCAGCTTTAGTGTTTGGAAGTGCGGTAGAGAGTACACCAATCGAAAATGTATCAACAACAGAAACTACACTACCTGTAGTAAATAATGACGAACCAACAATTGAAAGTGATGAACCAGAAGCACCACGAAGCGGTGGAAGAAAGAGCAATAGTGGTGGTAGCGCTTATCGTGAGCTAAAAGAATATAGGAATCTCTTGGAGATATACCTCGAACTTCTTACTGCCTACAGAGACCTGCTCTTACTGCAAGTCACTAAATAATACAAAAAAAAGACTACCACATCGGTAGTTTTTTTTTATGATGCTTACAAAAACCCCCCACCATTTCTGATGAGGAGTTACGACAAGCTGAGCCGAAGCAGAGCGAGTGGTTACACAAAGAGGATCGGGTGTTCGTCACCAGCGTCATGTTCGTTGGGCGTTTGATTCGTATTGAAACGCTTATCGATATGAGCATAGTCTTCAAACATCGCCCAGAGCTGTGACTGCGTTTCATCGGAAAGATTTGACCTCTGAATAATAGTCTCAATCTCTGAACCAGTGAAAATGATGTTGTAGATGTTCACTTCCTCCCTCCCTTTTTTCCCCTAAAAGGCGAGGGGACAACTGCACGACCAGTAAGCACATTGAGGCAGAAGTTCTCCAGTGAGACACCGATCCTTCCCTGATTCCGATAGACCATGTAAGCCCTTTCCGCTTCACCACGCCCCTTTCCAGTTTCGAAGCATGCCCACATATCAAACAGGATACGAACAGACACATTCATCTTCTTGGCAGTGTCGACCACGATTTTCATTTGGGCACTCCTCTTTTGCGAAAGAACTGACGCCCGAACCACTGTCGCCGTAAGGGCTTGGTGGCTGGGGTGTTAGTTCTTTATAAATTAGAAAGAAACGCTTCGGCTTTTGCCAGTTTTGACTTTGGAACTTGAATGTTAACCAAACTATCTTCAGCTAATTCTTTGACCATATCTACCAACCTATCTCGTATACTTGAGTCGGGGCTAGGACAATTTGGCTTTAGACTATATATCTCCTTGTGCATTATGATGTGTTCTCTGTTTATCGGAATGTTCCACTTCATTGCAAGTGTTTTTATAAGCTCGGCAGAAGTTTTTAGCTGTATCTCTGGTGCTTTTGAAAGGTCTTGACCTTCGTGTTCTATTGAAAGACTGATTTTGTTTTGATTTATATTCAAATTGTCTAGTACAATTTTTGCAGTCGGATTATTGACACGCCCATTTGACCAAGCACTTTTGTCGTCTTTTACGTATTGATGTACCTCGCCATTCAAACCTATTCCGTAGTGAGCAGATACACTGGAAATGGGACTAGCAAACCATGATGCTGTGCCAGACATAGTACCTGACATTATATGAATACAAATATACTTTGGGGTGAAACCATCTCTGCTACTAAAGTTTGTACTTGGTCGTTGTATCATTGTATGTATTATACCATTACTTTATTAAATTAAAGACAGAAGCTATTAGACCCCCCAGCGCAGACGTGGCGATGACCCAAAAGAACTTCATTATCCAGTTTACGTCTGTGAAAATCTTGGCGATATTAACATTTATATCTCCCATTTCCTTTTTAATTTCACGCATTTCCTTGTTAGCTATATCCGTGTGGCTAAAAAGTTGCTTGATGTCTTTTTGTATGTCCTCGTTTATATGTGCCTGAAGTTCGTTTTTCATATTATCCAAAATGATTAAGATGTGGAAATCCGTAATAAACTGTCATTCTTATATGGTCCACCCTGCCAGTCGTTGCGTTAGTCATGGAGTCATATATCTTTAATTTTTCTACTTCAACCTTAATCCCACGAATTACCCCACTCGTAGGAATATTAAAACGGAAATTAGAGGCGTAAAGACGGGCTGATTGCTGTGTGTTTATTTTACAACTAACGCCCACACCAAATTCTATGGTGTTTACAATGGCGGGCGTAAGTGCCACCCCCCACTTGTCGTTCTCGTCACCATAAGAAATATAAGATTCGGTTGTACTCCATGCAGTGCTTGTGTCGGCTTTGTTGTTACCAGTAGTTACTGAATCGTCAGTTTGTAAATAAACTTCATCGTCTACAATGGTGAGGTCTCCACTGACTCTGGGCGTTGTGCTTGAATAAACATCATCAGATAATAAAGAATTTGTTGGGTTTGCCCAACTTATCGGTAAAAATGATACATCCGATACGGCCTTTATTGCGTTGTTTAGTGTGAATATAGACATTATGGTTTTGGTGGTGTTGGTTGTGATAAATCGTTTCTATCCCATAGGCTACTAGGTGCTTCTACAAAAAAGCGACCTTCGCTATCTATTGTTTCTAAAATTATATCTTTATACACCTGTGTTTTCTGCGAGAATTGTCCACAGAGAATTAAGTGAGGAATAATCACACACCAAAGCCATAACCTTCCCTGAAAGAATAGCCGGCAACGGCGACATCACATATGTCGAGAACACAAAAGCATTAGCACCTGTGGTCATTGTGATCGTTCTGTCTGCACCAGAGGCCAGTATCTTTATGCGTATTTTCTGTCCGTCTGTGGGATTAGTCGGTGCGAGGATTGTTCTGTCTCCACCTGCGGTTAGGTTGAATACGTTGCCTAGTGAGGCGTCTAGGGCTACTGTAGCCCCGTCTGTGAGTGTTACTACCTTTTCTAAGACAGCGCCACCAGTGGCAGTAAGTCCGCCCGCAGAAAGCATGTTAGTTGTCTTATTGAATGTAAGACCTGCGTCACCACCAAAAACGCCACTGTCATTAAATTGAACCTGTGTATTGGAACCGCCGGGCGTTCCACCACCTGAAGGAATAACCCTGTCTCTGGCACTACTCGCTATTTGTGCAAGTAGCTGTGTTCTGTTTTGTAAAGTTTTAATCTCGTCGGTATAAGTTTCTTGTGAAACAAAACTACCTTCAATTCTTTCTACGTTTATTTTACCTTCAGATTTGTTTATCTTTTCTATGATAACATCTGCGGTATCTGTTACCGCTTTTTCTACAACATTTTCAGTAACGATCGGTGTTTCACGAATAACCTCCACCTTTTCTACGATAGTTTCAACCTCTTTTACTACGACAGGTACGACAATTTTTGAAGCGATATCTTGCTTATCGTCTTCAGTCAAAACATAGTCTTCACCATTTTTAGGAACGGTTATTTTAGAAAGAACATTGTCGGCTATTTTCTGCTCATCAACTTCGTAAAGTAATTCTTCTTCTAACTTTTTTTTTAGATTTTCAGTTACAGTTTCGATCTTTTCATCAAGCATTTCTAACTTATCGTCTAGCTCTATAAAAGACTCCACCAAAGCAGACTCTTTGTTGTCAAGAAACTTGGCAATTTTGAGTATGTTCTTTTGTTGTTTTGGTGTTAGGTTTTCCATATTGTGTGTTTATCTTTTTTTGTTTAACTTCGCCGCCTGATACTCTGCACGGAGTTGTGCGGTTGTTTTGAGTTTGTTTGGGTCGTATACAACATATTCTGTAAATCCTTGAGGATTCTTGTACTTTACCCCACCGAATCCTTTTGCTTTTAAGTATTCTGATGGTGTAACAAACCCCATTCCATCATCTAAAGCATCCATAAACTTACTGTCCTTTAGGAGTTTACTTCCGTCTGCAAACTTCACATTAGGAGCAAATCTTTCCATGACAATGTCGCCTCCAGCTACTTTTGCAAAGTTTTTAGCGTGTGCGGGATTATCAGTAAAGTAAATTCCGTCACCCCAGTCTGCGTTTTGTACTTCACCAGACATAGATACATCAAACTTATCAAACTTTGCATTTGTCCCATGATACAAAGGCGTTCCATGCTCCTTCACATACTGCTCCTCTGTCATTCCTTTAGCGATGGCTTCTTTGGCAGAGTTAGTTTTTATTTCGCCCTTTACTTTTAAACCTTTAGGTGGTAGGGTAGGGGATATGTTATTGTTTATATTTTGGGTAATCTGTGGAGTTGCAATCGCTGGGGTTGTATCCAAACTCTTAGACGGGGAATAATTTTGTGCAACCACGTCTGCTGATGTGGACTCAAACCTACCAGCTGGTAGGACTTTAGTTGGTCTACCTTGATTGATTAGACTAGCACCAGACGGAGCTGGTAGTCGCAACATCTCTGACCTCCTTTGGAACATTTTTTGTAACACCACATTAGCTTGGTCTAATAGTGTTTGTCTTTCTGCTTGGGGAAGTTTCTTTATTTGCTGTAAAATCAACCACCTCATTGGTGAGTTTGCTGGGTTTATAAGTGCTTGTGCTATCATATCTCCAGTTATAGAACCAGCTATTGTGCCAGGAATACCACCAACAGAGCCAGCCATACCACCGATAACCCGTGAGAATAGTCTTGTCATTTTTCCACCACTTCCTGCTAGTTTACCATTTAGACCACCCAAAAACTCTTTCAACCTTATAAGTTCTTGAAGCTGTTTGTTAAATCCATTAACACTTGTGTCTGTTATAACATCGTCTATTTGTTTTGCAAAAACACGACCGATTGTTCTGTTTATTTCATTTGTAACACTTGCCTCCTCTGCACCAAAATACTTTGTAGCCCCCCAAGAAATATCTTTTAGGTTGTCGGTGAGTGCCACTGGGATATTATCTCCACCCAGTATCTGTGGTGCGTATTCAACCCTTATCGCACTAAACTCTGCTTGTATTCCAGCACGAGCTTTTATTTTCTGTGTTGATGTGAGAGAAGACCCGTTAATCCTTTTTATTGCATTTATTTCCGCAACAGAAAGACTTGTGACCTCTGGTGAGTTTCTCAAAATTGTATTGAAAGCAGAAGAACCTGGCTTGTATAAATCATCAACACGACCGACAAACTCCTCTATACTTTCTTGTGTGAACCTATTTGATTTGTCTACACTAGGAACTTCTGTTGCAAATATTTCTGTGTATGTTTTGATTGGGTTTATTTTTTTTTCTGCCCATTCTCTAGACTGTGATGGTGTTGGTCGTAAAACAGTGTTGTTTATCGTCTGTAATTCTCCGTTTAGAGACTCAATGTTACTAAACTTTCTTACCATACTACCAGATTTAACAACAAGCGGGACTCCTGCACCCAAAACACCTCCCAAAACACCACCAGTAACAGTTCCGAATAAAGTTCTCATCGCTATATCTGCTGGCTGTGCTTCTGCGTCTTGAAGTGCATCTCCAAAAGAGTAAGCACCTCCACCGATAGCACCGACTTTTGCACCCTGAGCTAATCCCTGTGAAACCCTACCACCCGTTGTGAGTGCTGGTGCTATTGCACCCCCAGTATATAAATATGATGCTGATTTTGCTACGTCTCCAATTATCTGTCTTGCACCCTCTATGCCAGTTTTCTGTGGGTCTATCGTGTATTGACCTGCAAATGTATTAAATACTTGTGACTCGTCTGCCATACTTTCAAATCCAGTTTGGATTGTTTTGCCAAGTATACCACTTCTACCAACAGCTTCTGTAAATCTTGCCGCTGGCTGAACCAGCAATGTCTTAATTGGGTCTTTTATTAGGGTTTTGAACCACCCGTCTTTTTTAGTAGTTTGCTGTGATTGCATTGACTGTAATTCTTGCAGAGTAAATCCACCACCCGTATTAACTGGCTGTCCTCCCATTTTCTGTAATTCTTCTAGTGTATATCCTTGCATATTATTTGAACCAAGAGTTAAGCCAACTTGGGTCATAACCGCTAAAGTTAAAAAGACTTGTCTTACTACTACTAAAAGCTGGTTGGGCTGGTTGTGTTACTGGAGGTTTCTTTAGTAATTCCCCAGAAGGTGGATAATACTTACCATCTGCACCAACTGTGTATGTTATGTTCCCAACATGAAATGTTTGTGGATTTTGCCCCTGACCAGACTTTGTAAACCCAGTAAGCTCTGCAAGTATTGTGTCAGAAACATTTAGACCATAAAGTTCTGCCTCTCTGTTTTTTGCTTGAACGTAAGGGCTGGTTTGTAAAGACCTTATTTGATTATTGTAAAACTGATTAACCATTTCACTCATTTGTGTTCTCTGGTTTTCATTTAACTTCTCACCCTTTGTAAGTCCTTTGATTTTTGTTTGTAGTACACCAAGTAAAGACTGTGCAGACCTAATAAGTACAACGTCTTGTTCTCTTGTAACTGCACCCTCATCAATTATCTTTTGAAACTGATTTATTGCAGAAATATCACTAACTCCGTTTTTGTTTGCTAGGGCTGTTTGTATATTGTCTGCGTAGGTTTTCATTACTACTGTCTTTGAATAATCTTGTGATTTAGAAATACCGTCATTTAATCTAGTAAGTGCTGTCAGTTGTTTTGATGTGTAAATACCACTATCACTCGCCTGTTGAGACGCTTTTATTCCTGCTTGTTGTATATTCAGTTCTTTGGCATAATTAAAATCACGAAGTGCGTTTTTGTCTGATATAACCGCCTGTGCCTGTAACTTTTCACTTTCAGTTAAATCATCTTGCAAGAAACTATAGAGTGTTGTGAGTCCTTTGATTTGATTATCTATAGGTGCAAACTCTGCGTCTAGTTTCATTTTTGCAGTCTCAAGTGCCCCTTCGTAGTCTCCTCTGGCTTTTTTCTGATCAATGGCTATGTCTGCAAGACGACTGTCTCTTTCTGTTTCCAACACACGCACAGCCTCGTTTGTTGCATCCCCAAAAGTACCTTCTTTGTTTTTTAGTCTTTCCTTGATAAGTTTTTCATACTCCTTTGTCTTTTTTTCGTATTTAG